GCTCCTGAGTTGGTTGAGCAGGGTTACATTCTCCCTCCTAAAGTTGTAGTCAAGCAATTGCCTATGGTTAAAGGTCGCAAGGTGATGTTTGCTGATGATTGTGACAACTTGCTTGAAACTATTGATGACAACAACATCGACAAGACTTTGATCTGTGCTCGCACAACAAAGCAAATCATCAATCTTCTTACTCATTCAGATTTCTGCCTACAACTTGCCGAGCGTGGCTATTCTTGGATGACAATCACATCCAAGACTGGTGCAATCATCGACGGCAAGAAAGTCAATCGCGATGTATTCTTTGACACTCTGAATACTTGGGGCAAGGACAAGACCAAGAAATTTGTTGTTCTTCACCACTCTATTCTGTCCGAGGGTATCAACGTGAGTGGTCTTGAAGCTGTTATCTTCATGCGTAACATGGATTACATCGGTATCAGTCAGTCTATCGGTCGTGTGATTCGTTTGGGTGGAAGTGAGAAGACGTTTGGTTTAGTTTGTATCCCTACATATGACCGAGTAGGCATCAGCACTGCTAAGAAAGTGCAAGCGGTTGTTGATGTTGTATTCAATCAGGGTATGCCAGCAATCAGTGAGATCCGCCGGTAGTGTGCCAGTTGGTCAAAGTGTCCACCATTCTCCCATAGGGAGTGGTTTCCGTGTATATTAAAGGAGTCAAAGGATTTCACTATGATTGCTGTCGAAACCCGCAAATGCTCTAAGTGTGATGCTGTGCATCCGCTGACTGAAGAATTTTTTGGACGCAATCAATCCACTAATACTGGTGGAGATAAGTATTTTCGTCCTGAGTGTAAGAAATGCACAAAAGAAGCAGGCAAAGGCAAGAACGAAGCTTATAAACTTGCAGGTAAACCATCAGTGCCAAATGTTGGCACTTGTTGTGATCGTTGTGGACGCGATCCTGGTCCGAAAAAGAATGATCCAACAAAGGCAAAGCTAGTCTTCGATCACTGTCACGAAACTCTACAACATCGTGGGTGGTTGTGTGATAATTGCAACCGTGCGATGGGGATGCTTGGTGATGATATTGCAGGCATGATTCTGTCTGCAAAATATATCGCAAAGACCACTGGAATCAGTAAAGATCAAGTATTGCAACAACTTGACGCCATGTGGGACAGTTGAACAACCTACACACACCCGCTTGATTTCTGCCCCATCTAGCCCTATATTGGCCACATGAAGAACACACATCTGCAACACCCAGAAGATTCCATCCTTTCGGGTGATCTTTCTGTCCTTGATTGGTTCCTCGCTGAGAGTGAACTTTCCGTGAAGATTGATGGTGCTCCTGCTATTGTTTGGGGCACAAATCCACAGACAAAAAACTTTTTTGTCGGCACAAAATCTGTATTCAACAAGAAACTCATCAAGATAAATGAAACGCATGATGATATTGATCGCAACCATTCTGGGGTTGTTGCTGATATATTACACCACTGTTTTGATTGCCTTCCTAGTTTCAACGGGATTGTTCAAGGTGATTTTATTGGGTACGGTGGTGATGATACTTTTTGCCCCAATACGATTACTTACATCTTTCCTGAAATAATTGAGCAGAACATTATCATCGCTCCGCATACTTTCTATGCAACTGATGGTGAACTAAAGGATGCCTATGTTATCGAAAATTCTTTCGACTTCGATGATACTGAGTTTTGCAAATTCGTGAAACCTAGTGCATGGCAGATTGATGAAGATTTCGATCAGATTGTGGGTTTCGCACGTCAGATGGCACAGATGGTAACATTTGCTGACAAGAAAGAAGCAGCAGAGCTTCAAGTATCACTGAACAGATGTATTCGTGAAGGTCGCGAAGTTGTGCCCGAAACATTCAACAACTCTCGTTTGATTAGCTACTGGTTCTTGATCAAGTCTATCAAAGATGATATGTTGTTCTTGATGCGTAACAACGGACCTAAAGCATATATTGATGGCGTTCCTATGGGAGGCGAGGGTTATGTCAAGACCAACAATCATGGCATGTTCAAACTCGTCAATCGTGAGCAATTCTCACATGCAAACTTCAACAACGGGAGATTCGCAAATGTCTGACTATACCAAAGAACAATTGATTGATGCACTCGTTCATGAGTGGGATTACCTTTGCCACGATGACTATGATCCACAAGATCCAACACCAGAAGAATATCGTAAAGAGATGGAATCGTACACAATAGAACAATTAATCGAAGAAACATCAACTGGAGAAGGTTACACTTTGGATGAGTTTATGGAGAACCACGGGTGACAGTTGGTAAGGTGTCCACCATTCCCCCACAGGGCACCAAAATCGTGTATATTAAAAGGGTCAAAGGAATTCAACCGATGCGAACCATCACCAAAGCACAAGCACTCCAACAGTTCAAATATAACTGGATGGTGACTAAATCCACTGATAAGGTTGCCAAGCGTGAGGCATGGGGTATCTTCACTGATGAACTTTGCAAGGAAGGTTATATCACCATGAAGAAGTACGAGTCTTGGAGCAACCCTTTCTGAAGCGATTAACTCTCTCTAATCGCTTCATTTTTCCTTTTAATTAACATCATGCCAACTGACTTCCCAATCTACAAGAAACAACTTCCACAAATATGGCTGGAAGATGGTAAATTTGTCATCGAATCCGATTCGTTTCGTTATGTGATTGCAGATGACTTGAAACTGTTGTTTAAGTTGTGCAGACGCTTTAAGTCTGACGCTATCGCCCAAACTTACGCCACTAACTGACATCATGAACACACTTACTCAATCCAAAACAGAATATCTCACAGAATGTTTGCTTGAAGTTGTTAACAACGAATGGAAAGTTAATGCAATCGAATCTGGACATACTTCATACTCTAAGTTAGAATATAGTGTAGGCAAGAAATATATCAAACTGAATCAATTTAGGGTTCATGCCGATAACAGTTTTTCAAATAATGGTGTGTTTATGTTTATAGACAAAGAGTCTGGTGAATGTTACAAACCTGCATCATACAAAGCACCTGCAAAAGGTGTCCGTTATCTGATCACTCAGTTGGCAGATAATCCCCACATTTGTGATGCTTACGGTTCGTTCCTGTATCTCTGATTATGTTTGCTGACACTAATCGTCAACTCCGTAAACTTTCCATTAGAAAAATGCAATTTCAAGTCACACAAATTGAATTCGATTTTGAAGATGAGTTTGGTGAATGGACTCAACACCATTTTGATAACGTAACTGCTGACACTTTGGAAACAATTTGGGAAGCATGTGATGAGGATGATCTCATCGAAGAGATTACATCTGCAACAGGTTGGTGCATCAAATCCATCGATTATCGTCACGTTCTAAAATGATTCAATCAAAAGCACAGATTCTCAAAGTAATCAAAGAAACTGCCAAACCTCACAAACTAGACAGAATTGAAAAGTTTCAAGTTTTTGCTAATGTATGCGACAATATGTTAGCAGAAGGAAGAATCACTGCTAAGCAACACAAATCCTGGACAAACATCTTCTGAGGTTATTACTATGAAATGGGAAGTTAAATTGTATGTTGGCGGCAGAATTTTCACAGAGGAAGTTTATGCTACTTCACATCGTGACGCAAGAGATACAGCAACTGCACGTAATCCTAGAGCCAAAGTAATAGGAGTGAATCCTATAGTGGGCAGCTGAGGTAGTGGCACAACCCCGGTTGTGCTGCGTCCAAAATCGTGTATTATTAAAGAGTCAAAGGAACACACCCCATGCAACTCACAAACAGCACCTGTATTGTTGATTTCTTCCCTGAGGCATTCATCGCTGAGGCTGATGATGTTAAAGGCATGAAAGTTGTTGTCAAACGTTTCATCAAGCGAGTTCATTTTATTGATGCTAACAAAGGTTCTTACAGTGTAATCAGTGCCACTAATTTCAAACATGAAGTTGCTGAACGTATTGCTAACGGTGCTGAGGTAACTAACTACAACACCGACAAGATGCCTCGCGAAGAATATTCTCCCATGGCATGTGTGGGGTGACTTATGTCGCTGATCAAGACTTATCTTCATTCACTTCAATCACAATCACAAATGAACTACACTCTCAAGCAGCTTCAAGATCGAGTATCACGTATGATTGAAGAACAAGGCGAGGATGCAGAATGTGGAGCATGGATTTATACCAAGAATGATTGTCATCTAAAGGATGAAGATGGCAACACTGATTATGATAACAACGTAGAAGATCCAGCACTGATTGCACGTATCTTTGATGATGTAGGAAATAATGATTACATCTATCAGGTGATTCAAGAGAGTGTCGATGAAATCGTAGAAGAGCAATTGATGCAGTATCAGCAGGAGTTAGTCTAATGACTGATAACATTATCGATCGTGATGAACTTCAAGAGAAACTCATTCAGTGGGACTTAAGCCAAATGTCACTAGATGATCTGAAAGAGTATTTTGTGACTATGCAAAATGCAGAACTTGATTGTTTGTCAGTTGATGAATTGATTGAGGAAGTGGAACAATATAACCCAAGTTTGCTAGAAAAGTAAAGAGAATTAAACCAGTTGGCAAGGTGGCCACCATTCCCCCCAAAGTCCCTGATTCTGTGCCATACTATCAGTATGAAATCAAACAACCCTTACATCAACACCCTCGTCGAGATGGGTTACGATCGCGCAGACTGCGAAATGGTCGCCGCTGCTGGTCGTGAGAAGACCTTCCCTTGTGTGATCCATGGTCGCACCTTTGAAAGTCAGGATCAGTACGATGAGGAACTCGCAGAATATCTCAACGGACTCTAAAAAAACCAATTCTCAAACCGGTCCAACCCCGGTTGCAATCCACCCCCAAACCTGCCATACTAACAGTATGGAAATCAAAGGAACCGACATGACCGCCACCACCGCAAACGAGACCTACAACGGTTGGGCAAACTATGAGACCTGGAACGCTGCCCTGTGGATCGGTAACGATGAATTTCTTTACAACACTGCGAAAGCGTGTGTGACCTTCCGCGAGGGTCTGGAGACCCCATGGGATAAGTTTGTGCGTTGCATGACCGATGGGCAGATCGGCCGGATGCTAGGTGAGACTGCTGACGGCGTGGCATGGAACGATCCTGAGATCGATGCCGATGAAATGAATGAAATGATCTGGGATCTGTGATCCAGAAAACCAGTTGGGGAACTGTCACAAACCTGCTTGATTTCAAACCCATTTGACCCTATATTGGCCACATGAACAAAATCAATCCAAACTCACTTCTTAAGAACCTCACAATTCGCAAGACTATGAATCAAG